ACATCACCACTTCTCTAGTCATACTTAAAGAACAAGCAAAGGGATTAGCTGATCTCTTACGAAAGGAAAAGTATGATATACTATAATAATATAAATCTAAATAAAAACAAAGGAGTAAATATGTTAGATGATATTAGACAAGACTACGAGTTTCCAACAGAAATGGTGGAACTTGAAGCACTCAACAGGACAGATAACTTTGGTAATCAAAATTATTCTGTCCCACCTGATATGGCCAGAGCGTGTGTTCGTACAGATACCGGGCAAGTTCTGGGTATTCACGGCAGTAAATACAAACCAATCGCACACAAAGATGTTGTTGATAAAGTTATGCAAGGCGTTGAAAAAACAGGAATGTTTGACTACAAAACAGATATCAAAGTATTTGAAGGCGGCGCAAAGATGAGAGGATCTGTAACATTTGAGAATCTTGTCGTTGAACCACAAAAAGATGATATCATAAAGTTTCGTATTAACTTTTTCAATTCATATGACCAATCGTGGGCATTTGCTACAATATGTGATGGCTTACGCTTATGGTGTATGAATGGTTGTACTACACCTGTCAATGCTTCTACATTACGATTCAAACATACAACAAATGTAAACATTCAAAGTATTACAGATCGTGTAAAAACAGGTGTTGATTTCTTTATGGACTCTGGTATGGACTATGCTCAATGGGCACACATCAAGTTACATCCCAATTCTGTGCAAAGATTTTTAGAACAAACTGTAGCTAAAACATTCAAGCGTTCTACAAATTCTATACCTTACAATGTAACAAGAACTGAAACATTACTTGAAGGTTTTGATCGTGAGGCACGAACACTTGGTAGAACTAAGTGGGCGTTGTACAATGCTATGACTTATTGGTCTACTCATACTGACGGAGAGCGTGGACACGCCATTCGTAAGCGCAGAGAAGATGAAGTAGCTAAAGCACTTGGTTCAAAACAATGGCAAGAACTAGTTGCATAGTAGAATATAAATAGTATAATAGTAGTACGAAAGGGATATATTATGCGAGAAGATCAAATCTTTGATGAAGTCGTTGCAAGACTTGGAGAGTCTGAAACTATTCAGGAGTTCCGGTATGCAGTACGACCATTCAAACCAACTATAATGTCATCACCACTTTTTCCGAATGCAAGAGCAGAAGGTTCTATTGAGCCATCACTTAAACACGACGAAGAATTTAATGCCATAACATTAGAAATGTGGAATGAATTTTGGTCTGAATATTTATAGTATCAAATGCAGGGTTAATTTTTACTAAATTTTGTGTCCCCTGTTTTGATTAGGTTTGGGCGTACCTAATTATGAGCAAACGCCCACTATTATGGGCAGTAGAGGGTTCGTCTCCGTTAACTACTGCCCACCATTAATCCATTAAAACAAAGGAGTATATTATGGATAAATATAATGTTAACTTAAAGTTTGATCGCAAGACTTTAAAGTTTGGTAAGTCGCCAAACACTTGCGAGTTCATTGATTTCCATTTAGACAACCCAAGAGTATGGGATCTGTACCTATCGTTTGCTACAGATATGGTTCATCTTGGACATAAAAGATTATCAAGTGAAATGCTTATCAATCGTGTTCGTTGGGAAACAATGGTAGATACTACTGATAAGAAATTTAAAATAAATAACAATCACAAACCTTTTTATGCAAGACTATTGCTGTCTTTACCTAAGTTTAAGAACACAAAGTTCCTTGAAGTTAGACAAAGTTGTGCAGATGATTTATCATATTCCGAATGTGAAATTCTGATAAGTCCTTATGTATAAATATGCAATTAAAGATTTGCAAGAACGCCGACAACATCTAGGTTTATCATCTCAAGCAGTATCAGAGATGCTTGGTGTGTCGGATAGTCTTGTATCACTATGGGAATGTGGTAAGAAACAACCAAGCACTATAAATTTTTTTAATTGGTGTCAGGTTCTTGGTTTTAATATCATTCTCAATGTTCACTTAACACACATACCAAAGGGATTTACACCTAGCTTTGACACTAAGCAATGGATCGTAGAAGAGTTTGGTGAAAGGTATAATTATGACAACGAACTTAAAATCTTTATCAACCATTATCGGGCAAGTGGAACAACTAAATCAGATTGGCAATATGCTTTCCGATCTTGGTTACTCCGTGCCAAAAAATTCACGACCAATACAACTCAGACCGCCGCAAGTACTGAAGAGCGCCGTGAACGAATACATAATGTCTTTGCTATTGGCGATAAAAAACGACAAGGTTGAAGAGTATATAGGTACAGAAAAAGAAGCAGTATTAAATTTACATAATCTAAACAATGTCTTATTAGATTGTAGAGATTATATGAAACCTGCTGACCCCAAGTATGTAGGCACGGCAATAGAAATGTGTGCCTCTACATTTGGGTGTGATGTACCTAATGAACTTGGTTTAAAAATATACAAAGATATATTAGCTAAATATCCAAGATGCATTATAGAACAATATACAATAGAACTAATTAAGACTTACAAGTACAGGAGGTTGCCTGTACCTGCAGACTTTCTTGCAATCTATGAACCACCATTTGAACACGGAATGTTGTTCATAGAAAATACATATTTAAAGACAAAAAAGTTTGCAAACATAGTACAAAAGTGCTATAAACTAAATACGAAAGGAGTATAATATGCAACCAAAGAAAAAAGTAGAACGACCTAAAACACTTGGTGGTTCAGATGCAATTCGCATTATGGAAGGTGATTGGCACACACTCTGGCTAGAAAAGACAGGGCGTCAAGAACCTGCTAACTTGGATCGGGTGTTACCTGTTCAGATCGGCATTGTTACAGAAAAACTTAACAAGCATTGGTTTTGGCAGGAAACAGGACATAAACTATTATCACATAGGGTGCAACACGATTTCACAGATGGATTCCGGCACGCTAGTCTTGATGGTATAGCAAATGTTAGTGACAAATTTTGTGTCCTAGAGTGTAAGCATACCAATGCCAACAACACTTTAGAAAATGTTATACGAAAATATATGCCTCAGCTACAACATTATATGCAAGTTGCAATGATGGATAGAGCGTACCTCTCAGTAATTTTTGGTAATATGAGATACGAGTGGTGTGAAATACAATATGACAATGAATACATTAAGATGCTTTACGAAATGGAAGATACCTTTTGGAAGCAACACATACTGACAGACAAAGAACCAGAGAATATAAAAGCAGAAAAAATAGTACACGATTATACAGACAACATAAAAGTAAACGAGATGATTCGTATAGATATGGAGAAGAACAACGAGTTTGTAGCTAATGCACATACTTGGCGTGAAACGAAAATTCCATACGATCAACACCGAGCAGTTGGTAAGGTATTGAAAGAACTAATACCTGCCAACTGTCGTCTTGCTGAAGGTGGTGGTATCAAGATATCAAGAACAAAAGCAGGACACCTAACCATCAAAGAAAACAAAGGAGGTTAATATGATGGCTAATATAGAACCAAGGGTAAAGAAAATACTTGCAGAGTATGATCTTAAACCCGAACACGCTTTGTGGGAACTCAAACGAGGTGGCAAAGCAACACTAATTATGTTGCATAAATATTGCGAACTTGTTGGAGCTAAAGCAGGTATTGTTATTGATGACATTGTAGAAGTAGAAACTAATTCTGCACAAGGTATAGCAGTAGTTAAATGCTATGCTCACAATGACAAGATGAAAGTCATTACCTACGGAGAAGCTAGTCCTAAAAATAGTAAGGTTGCTTATCCATATGCAATGGCTGAAAAGAGAGCAGTAGATAGAGCCATTCTCAAACTTGTTGGATTGCACGGCTTTGTGTATTCAGAAGATGAGTTTGATACTACAGACCAAAAGATTGGATCTGCAGATGATGACGCTATCAAAACATTTCTTACTAATATTGAAGGTAGCAAAACAGTAAAACAAGCTACAGGATATTATGAAATGGCTAAAGTAAACATAGCTAAAGCCAAGAAGTCCAATCCGGGATTGTATCAAATGGCAGTAGCTAAATATGAATCTAAACGAAAGGAACTACAAAGTGTATAACAAGATTCAAATCATAGGTAATCTTGGTGCTGACCCCGAAATCAAACAAACGGGGGCAGGCTCCAACTATGCCTTATTGTCTGTAGCTACAAACAGAGTAGTGAAAGGCGAAAAAGAAACTGAATGGCACAAGTGTGTCGTTTGGGACGATAAAATAGCAGACATCTTAGCTAAATATACTAAGAAAGGAAGCAGAGTTTTATTGGAGGGTAGACTTACATACAGGAAATGGCAGACCGAATCTGGTGAAGAGAGAATAAAAGCCGAGATTCATTTAGATAGATTCAACTCAGAAATGAAGTTGATGGATTCTAAGTCTGATGGTGTGCCAATGTCTGCACCTACAGAACAGCCAAAACCAATGGCTGACATAGGTGAAATCATTGATGACGACATTCCATT